ACTACGTTACTGGAGGAAGATCAGCAGATATTTACTATGGATATCAGTATGAGCCAGTAGTGTTTTTTGATTTGGCTCGAATGAAACAAGAATTAGTTCAGTATGATGTTATGGAATGTTTTAAAAATGGACAATTTTATTCAACAAAATATGAATGCAAAAACGTGAAATTTAACACTCCTCATGTAGTGGTTTTTAGTAATTGGTATCCTGATACAACAAAATTATCAGCAGATCGATGGGATATAAGAGAAATAAATAACGCGTAACCTTCTTTTAAAAAATAAAATGAGTCGAGGTAGATCGAAGTATAGAACTCCTAGTTCTAAACGAACTAGATTTAAGCGAAAATACAAGAGTGTTGGAGCTATGTCTGATGTTTCACCTGGAGCTATTCGTGCTTTGTCTGGACTTAGAAGTATGTCTAGGCCAGCTATTGAGAAGATGTTGACAAACATTGTTGCTCCAGGTGTACCTACTAAGTTGTTTTTAGGGAAAAGTATGTATGATAAAGCACCAACTAGTAAGAAAGGTAAAGGATTTTCAGGATCATCAACTTTGGCTGGAAAAATAGGACGTGGAAAAATAACAAGTAAAAGACAAAAAGTAAATGGTAAGTGGACTAGATTTGGTCTTGAAAAGAATGGTATTACGTTAGCTACAGAACATCGTGGTGAAGCAACTTTGCCTAATGCTGAATCAATTATTATTGGACATACTTCAATGCCTTCAAAGGTATGTGCTATAAATATGTGGCGAGCAATTTTTAAGTATTGTTTGTATAAAATGGGATGTCAAGTAAGAGATTTTGGTATATTAATGACAAATTATGATTTCCGTATTGGTGATGTGTTTAAGTTTGTGTATTATGATTCTGGAGTAATTGCAGTAGCTAGTGAAATACCTGTAACAATTGATGCTTTTTCTACATTTGATTCTATTGCTGCCAGATTTGCAGCTGAATTGGATGATAGACTTAATTCTTTTGATGATAGAATTGAATCGTTTTTATTTGAACCATCCGGAACCCAGAATCATTGGGGCGGAATTAATTTGAAATTATCTAATTTAAAAATAGCTGTTGGTACTAAAAGTTCGTTGAAAATTCAAAATGTGACTGTGGAAACGAATGCAGATAATGAAGCCGATGATGTAACACGTGTTCCGTTACAGGGTATGCAGTATACATGTAAAGGTAATAATTTTAGAAGAAAGGCCAATAATGAAATTTTGGATGGATTTTATCACCCAACTAATGAGTCAACTATATTTAAAGGTTTTACTAAGTCAGATGGCGCACAATTGGCGGGAACTAGCGTTGGATATTATAATAATTCATTAGTTGTTGGAACACCTGGAAATAGTGTTCAGACTACGTTTTTTAAAACTAGTGAGATGCCTAAGCCTCATGAAATTACTAATTGTTCAACTACCAAAAAGTTTTATATACCACCTGGCGGTATTAGAACTAGTGTTTTGAACACTCAATTTGAAATGACTTTACAGTCTTATTATACTTTGATTTATACATATGCTTCGACATATAATCCTGTATTACAATATAATGAAAAACAGGGATTGTGTAATGCTATATTTTTAGAGAAAGTTGTTGGAAAAACTGCAACAGAATCTAATTCTATTAAGATATGGACCGAAACTGAATTTCGTCAGAGTACATTGGTATTTGGTAATGCAAGTAATTTTACTTTGCCTATTACATATCAAGAAGATAAAGCTTAATAAATACTATTAAACAACACTTTGAGAAATACTATTAAACAACACTTGGAAAAGACCCGATTGTTTATTCAATTGGTTGCGCTAATCGACGGGAGTGCTAATTATCCGGTTTACCGCGATAATTAGGCGGACCTACGGAGATTAGGCTTGTACGCCCCGTACGATCGTGCCAATGTGCCAAAAGGTGGGGTATAGTATTACCCCCACCTTGGCACTTGGCACACAACACGTGTCAGTGCCACGATGACGTCATAGATCCTAAAAATCATGGCGGAGTCGGAGTCGGAATTACATTTTAATGTTCCTAAATTCCGAAACTACTATAAATAGGGAGACATTTTTGATTCAATAAATTAAAAATGGCAACTGTTGATGTATTAGATAATATCTTTCTTGATGATCGTCCAAGACAAGTCATGGGTTCCGGACATGCTTGTATTAATTGGACTTTCACTTTGAATAATTATAGACAAGAAGATTTTACTGCCTTGGATGAATTATTTCTTTCTGGAAAATTCAAGTATATGATATATGGAAAAGAAATCTGCCCTACTACTGGTACTCCTCACTTGCAAGGTTTTCTTCAAATGGCGAAAAAAATCAGATTTCGTGGATTGAAGCAATTATTAGGAGATAAATATCACTTGGAGCAAGCAGAACATCCTTGGTTTGCTGCTGAATACTGCAAAAAGGATGGAGAATGGAATGAATTTGGGAAATTTGTAGCTCAAGTATGTTCTCAATATGAATAAATTTTTTTTAGGGAAAACGAAATGATTTAGAGAGTTTAAAAGAGTCCATTAAGAGCGGAAAACGTGGTTTGGAGTTAATGGAGGAACACTCTGATGTGTATGCAAAATATCCGCGGTTTATTCACGATTATATACGCGCTATTGAAGAGAGTAAAGTTACACGTGAAAAATTAATTACGCGGGATGGATGGCAGCGAACCCTTGAAGAAGAACTCAGACAAATTGCAGACCCTCGCAAAATTGTGTGGTATGTTGATACTATTGGCAATACTGGAAAGTCTTATTTCGCAACTCACTATGACGAAAAAAGAAGTTACTACGTTACTGGAGGAAGATCAGCAGATATTTACTATGGATATCAGTATGAGCCAGTAGTGTTTTTTGATTTGGCTCGAATGAAACAAGAATTAGTTCAGTATGATGTTATGGAATGTTT